GGCAGAAACTCTGGCTGGTTAATATCTACGTCTATGCGACCCACGGGCGAGTTCCATCCTTGTCGATAACAAGAATTTGCCTATGCTGGCCTTTGAAACTAATGTGCGTCCAGGAGTTAAACTCCAAGATTAACTGGCTGAATTTAAGGGTTGAGTTGGCGATGGCACGTACCAACTCGTTTGGTGTACCGTAGGACGGACACGTAAAATCAATGGCGTACCCAGTTAAATGATCCGAGGTAGGTTTCGACCCCACGGCTTTATTCAGTTCTGGGCACCGATACCAAGAGTTAATGTGGATGGCATTGCTGTTAAGCCGCATCCGGACAAACTCAAGCTGAAGGGCCGCGTCCTTCATGTTCTGAATAATCTCTTTCGATGGGGTATTGTCGATACCCAGGCGACTAGCAGTTTGGCTTACCAGGGCTTCTTCGAGCGAAAAATGGGCTGACAAAGGTGTCATTTCCCACTCCGCTCGATTAAGCGGTCTAGCTTACCGTCCAGTCGCTGGAATTGTTCTTGTACGCTGCGCATTGCCTCGCGCATCGAGTCACTATTAGCAGTATCGCGGACATGCAGAGCGGCAGTGTCTTGCTTGAGCAGTTCAATATCCTGCTTCATCTGGGCAAGATACATCACAATCCCGATAAGCTGAACTGTCATCGCAACAATCAGGCTAATAGGCACTTTCTTGTCCAGGTGCCACCCGCTGTCAACTACTGGCTGTTGGTCAGTCATTTTTGGTTCCTTACTGTTTGGGGGCTACGGATTGCGATGCTTTTAGCTGCACAGTGATACTGTTGGTGTAGATCGTGTAGTACGCTCCCGCGAGTTGGGCATTTCCGCCGTACTCAGTGTCCTTCGCGTAGGCGCGGGACAGAACGTAGTTGACTAACGAGTTAGCCCACTGGTCGTTCGGTGTGATATTTCCGGTAACTGTCGAGTAGGCTTTTCCGTCGCCGGATGGTGCGCCAATATCTACTGGGTACGCTGCGTACTTAATCTCCACGGAACCGCCGGACGCGGCTGACGGGGGGTACAGGTAGAACACGTTGGGTTCACGCGGGTCGTACATGAAGTTGGTGAAGTCGGTAGCGGCAGTGGTGTTCTGCCAGTCTCGGTTCACATTCTCCAGGATTTCCATGTCCACCTTACGGATGGACCGTTTGGTGCCAGCGGTATTACGCTCCACGTCGATCAGGCTCATGGATGCAGCAGGGAGTGACTGGCGTGCTCCGAGGACTGGTACGAAAGTAGCTATGACTGCATTAGCGTCTGGGCGGTTAAGGACCAGATCACGCTGTCCGTCGTTCAGGTAAACCACTAACTCGGACGCAGGCCAACGAACGCCAGCTAAGTCCTGGAGTGCCGTTTGAGCTTCTTTAACGACGTACTGGGCAGCAGTGGTCATGCTATCGACCTCGACTTAATAGAAAGTGATGTGCTTACGCGTCCTCGGATACGCGTCGCTGTGGCCTTGTTGATCGCCAGTCGGAACTTGGCAAACTCCTCGGCAGCGGTTTTGTCCGATGAAAAGTACTGGCCTTGGATCGAGCAGATTCGGTACAGCGCACCAGCGCAGATTGCTTCCACCCAGTCGTTGTACAGCACGTCATCCAGTTGCGTTGCTTCGCGGGTCGGCTTTGTCGCCACGCGTGCGCTCAGGATGCCTGCGGTAGTGACTGCGGGTACTGGGTACACACCGATCATTCCGGGAGAGAATTCGTAGAACTCTGATGGAGTTCCTTGTTGGGCTAGCTGTGTTCCACCGAGAGAGCCGGTTGAACTAACGTATGCCAGGATGGCGTTGATGCTCGTGGCTGATGCAGGGTGCAGTTGGGTAGTACCGAACCATACCTTGTCTACAACGGCTGAAGCTGTGCCGGTGGGCAGTGCGAGGACGTAGGTGCCTGTTCCAGCGATGACGCCGAAGGGTTCCACGGTGGTCGTGATAATGCGTGTTTCTTCGCAGAACTCGATAGCCGAGTCGATGATCGCCTGCTGTGCGAGTACATCCGGACACCCAGATGCTCTTGGCAATAACCGCGACAGAAATACATCTAGTGACTGCATGTTTTACCCAATAAAAAGCCCCGACACCCTTTTAAGGCATCGGGGTTATTTTACACTAAGCTAACACGTTAGCTTATGCGGCTACCAGGAGTACCAGGGACTCAGGTTTCACAACCTTGAAGCCGTACACATTCAGTGAACGGATGAAGTCACCGAAGTCAGTCGGGTTACGCACAGTTTCCATCTTCGTGATTTGCGAAGCGAAAGTGATAGCAGACTTATGACCGGCGATGATGGCGCGGGACTTCAGGTTGGTACCTGCGCTAGCGATGGTGGCTTCGGAGCCGTCACCGGAAGTCCAGGAAGTGCTAGCGCCAGCGGCGATCTTCGGCAGTTGGTTAGACACATACACCGTGAAGCGGTCGATGGAACCGATCTTACCGTTACGTACGGTAGACTGGGCATCACCCATGAACTGGGCCTGAGCCAAGTTAGACTGCATGAGCAGAGCGCGGGTATAGGGGTCAATCACCAAGTAGCGGTCAGTCTCAGGGACGTTTTGCTCGTCCAGAACCGAGGCCATTTCCAGAATCTTTTGCAAGACGTTGGACGCAGTCAAGGTAACAGGGGCCACAGGCGTTCCGAGCACGTAGCTGGAAGACTTAGCGCCAGCGGTCAGACCACGGTTAGCAGCTACAGGACCGAAGCCAGCGACAGTACTGACGGTAGTGTTGTACAGCACGTTGGAGTCAACAGTGATACGCATCTGCTCGGCAGCGTCGTTGCTGAAGATGTCAAGCAGGTTAGGCTTAGCCTGATATTCCAGAACGTCATTGATTTGGAACGCGAAGTAGCGGCCCTTGTCGATAATCATTTCCTGGGTGTCAGGAGTAGGCACCTGATAGGACAGGTTGGTACCGCCAGTCAACGCGCCGGAAGGCGTGTATGCGCTAACAGTGATAGTCGGTGCAGTGTTGATGATGATCTTGTCACCCATGCCACTGATTTCACCTTGCCAGTTGGTGTTGGCAATGTCGCCGTAGACGGAAGCGGCGTAGAACTTCGCATTCAGTTTGGCGGACCAAACGGAAGGGATAAAGTTACCAGAATACGGGGGGTTCGTATTCCAGGGGGAGGCTACGGGGAAAATAGCCGAGGTGTCGCGTGTAACTGCCATGATAGGCTCCTATGTAAAAACTGTTTCAGGAGCTACCGCGACGCCTGCCCTATTTCATCGGACGCGACCTTCCGCGATAGCTTGGTTAATTGCCTGCTCGATTCGAGCGGCTTCTGCCTCGTTCCCTGCGTACCTGCGTCGTGCCACGTCGTTGTAGAAATCAGTAATCTGTTTCTGGGTAACGTACGCAACATTGGCTGGTGCCGGTGTGCTGTCAGAAGCGCCTGTCTTCGGGCTAACTTGTCGATCTACAGAACGTGTGGTCGCTTTGGTTGTGACTTCGGCAACTGGCGCAAAGGCCAGGAATACGGCGGCTGCGCGTTCTGCGTTCAGTTGTTCCCGTGCTGAGTTCAGCGCAGCTTGGCGGGGTACGCCGTACACCGGATCAGACTCTTGGAGCCACTCAAAAAAGAGCGGATCGTTGTTAATCTGTTCCCAGTTAGCCACCTTCGCTGTTAGCTTGTCAAAGAACTTTTCCTCGGCAGTGACGGCAACTGATTGGGATGTACCCTCCAGAACCTTCTCCAGCGAAGTCAGTCGTGCGACCAGCTTTGCGAACTCGGAATCAACCTTCTGTGAGACAGCACCGAACATTCGGTCTGCCGTGCGCTGCACCATATCTACCAAGTCAGAACCGAAATTCTCAACGTCCTTGGGGTCCGCTTCTGGCTTATGGGCCACTGGCTCTGGCTCGGGAGCACGTCGTGCTTCCATCTGCTCCACAGCTTGGTTCAAGCGAGCGGTCAATTCCTTGACTTGGCCCTGTAGCGACGGCACTTCCTTATTGAAGATGCCTTGCAGTGACTTGAACTTGCGCTCCCAGGTTTCATCAGCCTGGGCTTGTGGGGCAGGTGCCTGAGTTTGTGGCTCGGCCTGCGGTGGGTTA